CCCGACGCCGAGGTATTCACCTATGCACCGAACTGATTCAGCGTCTGCGCGACACGAACGAACCGTCTGCTGACATCATCGCCGAGTTTGAAACACGAATATTCTCGATCACTTCCGAACAGCCGACGCAGACCACGAAACACATTGCCGACGTGATGCGGTCAACGCTGGCGAGGATCGACGAACGCAACACGCCCGGAGTAAAAACCGACGGGATTGATACCGGGTTCCCGGTCCTGAACCGCTGGCTATCGGGTGGAGGCTGGCGGCCAAATCGCTTTGTCGTCATCGGAGCACGCCCAGGGGTCGGCAAGACTTCTATCGGCATCTCGCACGCCATTGCAGCAGCCAGATCAGGTTTCCCAACGCTGTTTTTCTCGCTCGAAATGACCGCTGAGGAACTCGCAGAGCGGATGCTGGCCATGGAAGCCGATATCCCGCTGAACAAAATCATCGGCGACCTGCAAATCGATCAGCACATGGGCCGGATGCTCAACGCCGCATCGCAACAATGCAGCACTCAGCCGATCTGGATCGACGACCGGGAATCGCACAACATCGACTCCCTGGCAACCGTCGCACGTCGGGCTGTTCGCAAGCACGGGGTCAAGCTGATCATCGTGGACTACCTGCAAATCATGGAGCACAAGAGCGAAGGCAAGGGCGATGCGTATTACATCCGCGTCGGGAACACATCCCGGAAACTCAAGCAACTGGCCAAACAGCTTGGCGTCGCTCTGATCGCACTGGCTCAAATCAACCGCGACTCCGACAACTCCGAGCGGCCAACCATGAGCCACATCCGCGACTCGGGCAATATTGAACAAGACGCCGATATCGTGATCCTGCTCCACCCGGAACCAATCCCGTCCGGCATCGCACCTGGGCCGGTTCAGAAAGTCGAACTCATCCTCGACAAACAGCGAGCCGGGCCAAAGGCAATCGTCGGCCTGAACTACCGCAGGGCCAACGTGAGGTTTGAACAGCCATGAGCAAGGAGGCCAAACTCGAACTTGTTGCCAAAGAGCGACGGTACTGCCGTGAACAACTCGCCGAAATCGAAAAGGCGATCCGGAACCGGTCCCACTCACTCGAAGACTGCAAGGCGTGGTTTGATATGATCTGCGTTCAAATCGACGCCGTGGAAGCGCTGGAACGCCGTGCCTTGGCCGAAAAGAGCAAAAAGATACTTTGACGCACAAAACAGGAGATCGCGCAACAGACGCGATCCTATGCGAAATGCGAGGGTGTTAAAATGGGCAAGATGGCCGATAATTACCCGCGTTTTTTGTCGGGCGCCGGTGCACGTCTCGGCTCGGTGCGCCGGTCGATTGCCTCGTTAACCGCGATCCGGATAGCATCCGACATCGATACGACAATACGCAGTTCCGCCGACAGTAGCTCGACCAGCCTGGCGAAATTTTCGCGGTCGGCATCACTGGTCCGCATTGATATCGCAGACGTGATAACAGACATAAAAATATCCTTTCGTTAGTGGACATGGAGGCTATAGGGGTGTCATCCGATTAGCTCCAGCAGGTCGTCGATCTGCCGCCCGCGTTCTGCGTCGCGTGCTGCGGCATATGTGTATGCCGCTCTTGAGGCAGCGTCTGCGGCGTATACCGCAGCGTCTGCGGCGTATACCGCAGCGTCTGCGGCGTATGTATCGGCGGATCGTGCGGCCCATGCTGCGGCGTATGCGGCTGAGTATGCGGCGAATCGTGCTGCGGCGTATGCGGACCACGAAGCTGAGTATGCGCCGGCGTCTGCGTCGGCGAGTACATCGCCAGTCACGCTATCGCTACGCAGGGCATCGACGACAGCCAGCGACCGTGGATCAGTCACATCTGCCAGCGACAGAGCGCGAGACACCGTCCGCGCCAAAAACTCTAACATCTGCTCACGCGTCAGCATTGTGGTCGGCGCATCAATTACGGTCGTCATCTCTCATCTCCTGTGTTTGGTGTAGTCACAATTGACTACACACTCGGTATATACCATAAATCGTCGGAGTCAATGCTGGATTTTGAAAAATTCCGAGAATTTTTCCGGCAATATAAAATTGGGGCATGGTCACTGTGGACAACATGCATTTGACATTGCCATGGCCGCCGAGCGTGAATCACTACTGGCGGCATGTCGGGCCAAGAGTGCTAATCTCGGCCAAGGGGCGCGAATACCAGCAGACCATAGCGGGAATAGTGCTCACCAACGGGCAAAAACTCACACCAGGACGCTACGCCGTCACCATCTGGGCATACCCGCCCGACCACAGACGCCGCGACCTGGACAATCTGCAAAAGTGCTTATTGGATTCGCTTGTGAAATCCGGGGTGATTGAGGATGATGAGATGATCGACGACCTGCGGATTCTGCGGCGACACGTCGAACAGCCAGGGCATGTTGTGGTGGCAATTGAAAGACTACCGCAATGAGTCTCAGGTAAAATAAGGTATAATAAGGTATAATAAGGTATGGCAACACAGGAACACCTAGACCGTATACCTCCTGCACCTTTTGCGACTGATGGGGGAACGGGGCAATATGCTACCGATGCGGCATTGAAGGCGGATGTGGACATTGCCCGCCGGATCATGAATGATCCTCGTTGGCCGATTTCTGCGAGCCTGCGGGAGCGGGTGGTACGCTGGCTCGAATCAGTTCTGGAAAACGCAACAGACGACCGGGCCCGGGTCAACGCGATGAAAACGCTGATTGCCGCCGATAAACTGAACCTTGAGCAGGCAAAACTGTTGTTAGAATGCGAAAAGGCCCAGAAACCGGCGTCAACAGGGCCGACAATCAACATCACGGGCGACAATGTTGGGATCAGCGTCTTCGAGCGGATCGACACACTCACCGCGGCTTTCGCGGGAGCAGCGGATCGCCAGGGCGAGGGCACTGTACCAAGCGACGATCCTGGAAAATCCGTGGATACCTGAGCAAATCAAGGCGGGGATGACGCCGAAGCAGGCCGAATTCCTTTGTTTTGAAGGACGGGAGGCTCTGTATGGCGGAAGTGCCGGGGGCGGCAAGAGCGTGGCACTTCTCGCGGCTGCACTCCAATACATTGAACATCCCGGATACAACGCTCTCCTGATGCGGCGGACGTACGCACAGCTCAAAAAATCCGATTCGATCATGTCGAAGTCGCTCGAATGGCTGACAGGCCGCAAGAACGCTCAGGGACAGGCCGCCAACTGGAACCAGACCGACAAAACATGGACATTTCCGAACGGCAACAAGCTCGAATTCGGGCACATGCAACACGAGACGAACGTGATGGACTACCAGGGTGGTATCTGGGCGTTCATCGGGGTCGACGAGGCGACACAGTTCACCGAGCGGATGATCAGTTTCCCGAAGTCCCGGCAGCGTCGTGAGGCTGGATCTCGATTGCCGATCCGTTGGCGTGGATCCGCCAACCCGGGCGGCGTCGGTCATGCCCACATCAAAGAGCGGTTCATCAAGACCAAGGACGGCAGGAACCCGGGCGGCCCGGATCGGCAGTTTTTCCGCGCCACGATCGAAGACAATCCCAACCTCGACCGCGAGCAATACATCTGGCAACTGAAGGAATCCGGCCTCGACCCGCTGACACTGGAGCAGATGCTCCGCGGGGACTGGGATGCGGTGATCGGTGGCCGGTTCCGCAAGGAGTGGCTGAAGTATTACACGATCAAGGCCGAGTTCGTCGACCAGGACATCCAGAACCTGTGGTGGAAGCCGCAGGACCAGCAGATATTCTTGACGATCGATACCGCAGCATCGGAGGAGCGGACAGCCGATTACACGGTGATCGGCGTCTGGTGCTTGTCGCCGCGGGCTGATCTCATCAGCCTCGATGTCTGGCGGTTCCAGGCCGAGATTCCGGGCATTTTGGCCAACATCAAAACCGTCGTGAAGCGGTGGCGACCGGCGTTCGTGGCGATCGAGGAAGTTGGCGCACACTCCGGGCGGGCGATCGGGCAAATCCTGCGGCGATCCACTGACCCGCCTATGGTGGTGCGGTCCCTCCAGCCGAAGAGTCAAGGCAAGCTCCAGCGGGCGACCCCTGCAATTGTTCTGGCTTCCGAGGGTCGTTTGTGGCTGCCGTACAACCGCCCGGGCTATCCGCTCGATGATGTCGAGGCGGAGTTGCTGGCGTTCACCGGCTTGGAAGACGCTCACGACGACATCGTAGACATGATTGCCTATGCCGCGTCGCTGCTGCCTGATTTGGGGTTTGGGATCAGCTCGCCAAAGATTCCACACGGCGTTGGGGGCCTGCTGCCGCCGTCGAACCGCCCGCCGGTGGTGCCGACGGGCCGGGGCGTGAAATTGCCGGAATGGGCTCGGGTTGGAGTTGGCGGGGTGAATTGATCACGGCCCCGCGTCAACGGTTACTGTGCGATGCTTGCCGAGTGTAAGCCCTTCGACGCCACAGCGGATGCATTGCACGTCGTACGGCACTGTGATGCGGCTGCCCGGGTCGTTGATGGTCGATCCTGCATGGCGTGCAATCGCGCCGCTGACTGCCACGGCTCCGCTTGCGCCAGACAAATCCAGCGTGACACCGACGCCAATGATCGGGTTGGTGAGTGTGCCGGTCGAGTTCCAATTCACCGTTCCGCCGTTCGCTGTCAATGCTCCGGTTGCCGTGCCAGTGATCGTGGTCAATCCGCCATCGTCGACCGTCAACCCGGTCCAGTTGCAACCAATCTCAGCTTCACACCCGTTCAGCTCAGCGTTGGTCAGTGTGGCCCCTCGGCCAACGCGGATTGTCGAATTGTCGGCGGTCAGCGTAGTGATCGTGCCAGTGTCGGTGTATGCCGGTGCGACCACGACGGACGATCCGTTGACGGCCAGTGTCGAGTTCGCCGCGGTGCCGATGATGTCAATGGCTTCGGCCCCGATATTCCCCCGCCCGGCGGCACCGGCCTGATTCACGGTGATTGCCGCATTAGTGGAGTGCAGGTTGAGCCTTATAGGGCCGTCTTCCTGCTGGGACAAGTTGATCCGGACTGTCGGGGCTGGCACTTTCAATCGCGTTGGGCGGTACTCGCGGTAGTTCGTGGCCCGGTAGTCGGGCAGGCCGATTACGGGGCCGTCAATCTCTCGGACAATCGTAAGGCCGGTGATTGCGGACAACGCTTCGAGGTTGTATCGCATGTCCGCCGACCCGGTGGGTATTACGAGCGTGTCATTGTTCGCTGGGAGTGAACCGCTGGAGTAGTTCGCCCCATCGCCGACATCGTAGGGGCTGACTGGCGCGGTTGTCGTCCCTGCGGTCATCGTGGCTGACCCCGATACGCTGGCGGTGACCGTGACCGTGGCCCCGTCGTCAGGCCCGGTGATCGAGAGTACGGCGGCATTGGACGACGCTTCCAACTCCTGGAACTCGGGCTCGGGCGACGCTTGCACGGCGGCTACTAGACCGGCGGCAACGTCCGCCGTGGTATCGCCTGTGACGGCGGTATATGACACGGTTTTGAGGTTGTGGGTCAGCGTGTAAGTGTCGCCAACAGAAGCGTTCACGGTCCAGCGGTACACTTTTCGTGTCACACCTTGCAGGCCAAGCCATCGAACGGTTGCCATCAGATTCCCTCGTGTTGTTGTGTCCCCATTATGCTGGCGACATGTCGAAAACGATCTGGAAAGACGTGTTGTGGCTTGGACGTTGGGAGACACCCGACGGGCGTTCCCTCACGGTCAAACCTGCTGATCTGAATGCGGTCGTAGCCAACGGGCGGAAGATGCTGGCCAACCGGCTTGGCATTCCGTGGTGTTGGGATCATCAGGCAGACGCGCACCCGGTGGAGATGAGCAGCACGGTTTACGTCGATCCTTCGCGCCGTGCAGATGCGGCCCGCAATGTGATCACGCTCCGCACGGTTGGATTCGAGGTCCGGCGGACGGATCGCGGGCCTGCTGTGTTCGCCGGGTTCGACGCTGCCGATCTCAGCGAAGAGGAATTGCAGCGGATTCGCCGGGCCGGAAAAGTCTCGTGTAGGATCGATAGGAACTTTTGGGACGCTCGCGGGCACGGCTCGCAGTACCCGGGGCTTTCGATCTCGCACATAGCGGTAACGCCCAAGCCGCTGGAACCTGATCAGGGTCCGTTTCTGATGTCCGCTGTACAATGCGCGGACGAATCGTTCTACCTGGGGTATGCCATGGCAAAAGATGACGCGGAAAACGAAAACGAAAACGACGGCACCCCGGAACAGTTGTCGATGGACGACGACACGATTGAGCCGTCAGAACTGGAAATGCCCGACGAACCGGAGGAACCCGCCGATGTCCCACCGATGGACACACCGGTAGAGCCACCGGTAGAGCCACCGGCGATGGACACATTTGCCCAGCCGACGCCTGATCCGATGGTTGCGTCACTCGTGGGATCGC